CGCATTCGCAGGTTTTTTCGCAAATTGGGGGCTTACTGCCCATTATGAAAAAATGGCCTGCTGACCGCGTCGAGCGCAAGCCCGTCGACAGCTTGGTTCCCTATGCCAAGAATGCTCGCACGCATAGCGACGAGCAGGTGGCGCAGATTGCGGATAGCATCGAGCGCTACGGCTTTACCGTTCCGGTTCTGATGGCCGAGGATGGCGGGATTATCGCCGGTCATGGCCGAGTGATGGCGGCGAAGCGGCTTGGACTGAGTGACCTTCCGGTAATGACGGCAGAGGGTTGGACCGATGCCGAGCGTCAGGCCTATCGGTTGATTGACAATAAACTTGCGTTGAATGCGGGATGGGATGAGAACCTATTGCGCACCGAGTTTGCCGAGCTCGAGGGTTTGGGCTTTGATCTTGGGCAGCTCGGATTCAGCCCGCCAGAATTGGCCGGCATTCGCGACACGTTGGCCACTGGTTTGACGGATCCGGATGACGCGCCCGCGGTGCCTGCGGATCCTGTCGCTACACGTGGCGACTTGTGGGCCTTGGGGCGGCATTTGCTTTTATGCGGCGACGCCACTGAGCAAACCGATGTTGAGCGCGTCCTTAAAGGGACAAAGGCCAAGGTTTGCCTAACAGATCCTCCCTATGGCATAGGCTTGTCCTATTCCAAATTTGACGACACAAAGGAGGCTGTTTCCGAGTTGGCCAAAAAATGGCTACCTATCGCAATAAAGCTTTCTAGTGTTGTGGTCTTCTCTCCAGGTGTGACTCGGCAATGGCTTTATCCAGAACCGTCATGGGTAATTTGCTGGTTTTATGCAGGCGGGCCGCATCGGTCGCCTTGGGGGTTTAATTGCTGGCAGCCGTTCGTTTGCTATGGGAAGGATCCATCGCTTGCAGGGGGGCGCGGTGCTAAGCCGGATGCGGTAGATTTGAACGTGCCGGCGAATGCGGCTGACATAAATCATCCCTGCCCGAAGCCTATAAAGCTATGGGAATGGCTCATCGGCAGATTGAGCTTCGAGCCGGGGGACTTAATTCTCGACCCATTTTGCGGCTCAGGCAGCGGTATAATCGCCGCCGAAATGACCGCCCGCAAATGCTGCGCCATCGAGATCGATCCAGCTTATGTCGACGTCGCCATTATGCGCTGGCAGAACTTCACCGGCGAGAAGGCGAAGCTCGGCGGCAAGACGTTTGAGCAGATCGCAAAGCAGAGAAAGAAAAAGGCCGCATGACCGGAAGACCTCCCTATTCGCCGACCGAGGCGACGCGCAAGCAAGTCGATGCGATGGCCGGCTATGGCGTGCCGGAGCTGGCGATTTCCAGAGTGCTGGGCATCGGCGTCAAGACGCTGCGGAAATACTATCAACAGGAACTTGACACCGCTCATATCCGCGCCAACACCGCGGTCGCGCAATTTCTGTTCAAGAAGGCGACCAGCGACGGACCGCAGGCCATTACCGCGGCGATCTTTTGGCTCAAGTGCCGCGCCGGCTGGAAGGACACCGCGACGCCGGAATGGGGCAAGAAGGAGCAGATGGAAATTGCCGCCAGGGCGGCGAGCACGGATCCCGAATGGGGCGCCGATCTGCAGGATGAACTGGTGCACTGATGGTGGTGCGGCTTATCTATAAGTTCCATCGTTGGTGCCGCTGGCGGGCGATGTGGCGCAAGCCGTTCCATCGGCCCGAATTGCTTTGACGGCCTGGGATTGCTCCTGCCCTGATTGGGCCGATCGCATCCTGCACGGCCGCTCGCTGGTTCCTGATCTGCCGCTTAACCGCGCCTTGGCGACGAAGGCGCTGGGCATGTTCAAGCGGCTGCGGCTGCCCGACGTCATCGGAACGCCGCGGCTGCGCGATGTCGGGGCTGATTGGATCTTCGACATCGTCGAGGCTTTGTTCGGCTCCTACGATCCGCAGACGGATCGCCGGCACATTCAGGAATTGTTTTTGCTGGTGCCGAAGAAGAACGGCAAAAGCTCGTATTCGGCCGGCATCATGGTGACGGCGATTCTGATGAACCGGCGGCCCGAGGCCGAGTTCATGCTGCTGGCGCCGACCATCGAGGTGGCGCAGATCGCGTTCCGCCAGGCTCGCGGCATTATCCGCGCCGATCCGCTGCTGACGACGCTGTTTCATATTCAGGACAATCTGCGCACGATCACCTATCGCCGATCGAATGCGCGGCTGCAGATCAAGGCCGCCGATGTCGATGTGGTGACTGGTGCCAAGGCGCTGGGCACTTTGGTCGACGAGACCCATGTCTTTGCCGAGAAATACAAGGCGGCGGATATCTTCACTGAGCTTCGCGGTTCGCTGGCGGCGAGGCCAGACGGCTTTCTGATCCAGATCACGACGCAGTCGAAGGCACCGCCGGCCGGTATCTTCAAGTCCGAGTTGCAGCGGGCGCGCGATGTTCGCGACGGCAAGCTGAAATTGCCGAAGCCGTTGCTGCCGGTGCTTTATGAATTGCCGCCCAGCCGCGACTGGCGCGATGAGAAGAATTGGCCGCTGGTCAATCCGAACCTCGGCCGCTCGGTCGATGCTGAATTCTTGCGCAGCTCGTTGATCGATGCCGATCGAAAAGGCAGAGGGGACTTAGCGTTATTTGCTTCGCAGCACTTCAACGTCGAGATCGGGCTATCGCTGCGCTCGGATCATTGGGCCGGTGCCGAGTTCTGGGAGAAGGCGACCGATCCAGAACTCGACCTCGAGCGATTGCTTGATCAGTCCGAGACCGTTGTCGTCGGCATAGATGGCGGCGGATTAGATGATCTGTTCGGGCTCGCCGTTTTGGGCCGAGCCAAGGAAACCAAGGATTGGCTGTGCTGGTCGCACGCCTGGTGCCATCGTGGCGTGCTGCAACGGCGGCAGACAATTGCATCCGCGCTTGAGGATTTCGCTGCGCGCAGGGAGTTGACCATTGTCGACGATGAGCTGGCCGACATTTCGGAGATCGTCGCCATCGTTGCGGATATTAAGGACCGTGGCCTATTGGCGAGCGTCGCAGTCGATCCGGCTGGCATCGGCGAATTCGTTGACGCGCTCGCTGAGATCCGCGTTACACCGGAAGCCAAGAACATCGTCGGCGCGCCGCAGGGTTATCAGCTGATGAATGCGATAAAGACCTGCGAACGCAAGTTGCTCAATGGGACGTTGCGGCATAGTGGGTCGGAGTTGATGGCCTGGTGTGTCGGTAATCTGAAGATCGAGCCGACGGCGACCGCGATAAGAGCAACCAAGCAAAACGCCGGTGACGCCAAGATCGATGCGGTGATGGCGTTGTTCAACGCCGCAACGGTGATGTGGCAGGTCAAGCCGGCGCCTGAATATCAGATGATCTTTGCTTAGGCAGTCTTTTCTAATGATAACCGGTTATCGTTTGCGGGATCAGGCAGCATGATAGGGTGAGAGTGTATCCATCGATGACAATTTTTGCATATTGCGATTGTGTGTTCTCCGGGCCGATCCATTCCACGGGGCCAATATCGATACGTCGTGTGGTGGACCTCTTCAGCACGTCCCGAACATCCGGGTCGGTTGGCTTGGCAAGCGTAGTCAGCCAATTCAAAAGTGATGCGACGGATGTAATGTCGCCACAAGTGAGATCGTAAATACTTTTGATACCGCTTGTAGTAAGATGCGGGATCACGAACCAACGGCAGGTTGGCAAACAATTCAAATTGGGTTTGCATTTTTCTTTCTCCTGCATTCGCATTCGAGGGACTTCATTGGCTGAATCGTGGCGGCTGATAAACATGTTCCAATTTCTGGCGTGTGCGTTTTTGATAGCGATTTGTCTTGAGCGCAGTCCTTCAATGATTAGGTCGACGTATTTCGGATCGTTGCCACCATTCGTGTAAATTGTTTTAAATTTTTCTGCGTCCCAATAAAGAAAGTCGTTTTCCATTGCATCGGCTATGCGACAGCTGCGGATGCCTGACATGAAGCCGCTGAATATTGGTACGACGGGCAGCGGTACAGTATAAGAAAAGAGTGTTCCATCAGCGCAACGCGCCGCTGCAATTCCGCATTTGCCATTCTGATGAATTGCCATTTTTCTGACGTGCCAAAATTTGCCGTCTGAATCAATCGAAACTCGGTAAACAATCCCGCGAAGGATTGCGGCTCCAGCGCGGCTAAGCGCAATTTATCGCAATAGGAGGGCGACATGCCCTTATCTGATCTGAAGGCCGGCCCGACCGCGGCCGACTGTCCGATGATGGGCGATTGCCCGATGCGGCAGAAGGCCGGCGCGATTTCCGATTGCCCGCGTGGTGATTGCCCGATGCAGCAGATGGGGTCGCTGGCCGGTTATGCCTATGCGACCTTCGAGATCAAATCGCTCGACAACGATCAGCGGGTGATCGAAGGCATCGCCTCTACGCCGACGCCTGACCGCATCGGCGACATCATGAATCCGCTTGGGGCCAAGTTTGCGTTGCCGATGCCGTTATTGTGGCAGCACGACAGCAAGTCGCCAATCGGGCAGGTGATGTGGGCTGAGGCGCGCGAGACCGGTATTCCGTTCCGCGCCAAGATCGCCAACGTCACCGAGCCTGGCCGCTTGAAAGACCGACTCGACGAAGCCTGGCAATCGATCAAGGCCGGTCTCGTTCGTGCAGTATCGATCGGGTATACCGCGCCGTCCGACAAAGTGACCTATCTCAAAGGCGGCGGCCTGCAATACGACGAATGGTCCTGGCTCGAGCTTTCCGCCGTGACCATCCCGGCCAACGCCGAAGCCTCCATCACCGTTATCCGTTCCATCGATCAGTCGATGCGTGCCGCGTCCGGCGATTGCAAGCTGATCGAAACCGTGCCGGCTCCGTCGAGCCCGAAGGCGAAAAATGAAAAACCAGCCACCGTCGTGGCATCCCGATCAATCAAGCTTGAAAGGGCCACGACCATGGCCAGTAAGACAAATTCCGAACGACTCAAGGATCTCGAGGCAAAACGCGGCGCCGAAGCGGCTGCGCGCGATGCCATTCAAACCAAAGTTGCCGACGAAGATCGCACCAAGGACGAGGCCGAACAGACCGCGTTCGACGAGCATTCGGCAACCATCAAGGCGATCGACCGCGAATTGGCCGATTGCCGAACCATCGAGAAAGAAATGATCATGCGG